GCGGGTTGCAAGTTGATAGTGCTGGTGGGTGACAAAAGTCAACGTGAGAACACAGGATTACCCACTTCCTCACCATATTTGGCCAATAGAATAGAGTTGCACACTTGCCTGGGTTTGCCTCAGGATGCATTTGCTCTATATCAGAAGCTGAACAATTTGCCGGACATGTATTCATCAACGGGACCAAGAGTGAATTCAGTGTTTTTCACTGAAGATTCACCGCCCAATGGTGCAGAGTTAGAATTTGGGTTGCACAAACATGCGTCGAAGGGTGACGTGGCTACCATTGGAACAGTTCAAGGGTCCAGGGCAATTACCGCAGTCTTTTGGGCTGACAATTCCTTGAAGTCAGCAGCCTGGGTACACGATAACCCGTCAAGACTATCTGTTGCTTACACCAGGCACTCCGAAGCATTGGTGGTTGTGGCACCTGGCAACGTCATCAGAGATTACGCCTGCGGTTTGATTCTTGAAAGATACTACACTGTCGGTGCAAGAAGGCCGGATTTGGAACACACTTTAGCTCAAAACGTTCAAGACGACTTGATTCAACCAATGTTTCCTGGCAGAGTAACCAAAAGAATAGCTCAACTAAGGGCTGTTTTGTCAACACCATTGGTTATGGAAGGTCACTCAGTGATTCTTATGAACGAAGAGCCCCCAGAAGAATTGACGGCGCCCGCTTTGGAGCGAAACACTTTGCGATCCGAACTGATGGAATTTATAGACGGACAAGTGAACTTTGAACTCCCAGATCCGTCTGACAGGGACTTGGTTACTTCACAACCGAAGAGAAGTTTGAAATTTCGTGAACCGGGTGTCCCAGTGCAACGATCAGACGTGAGAAATGATTTGCCGAGGTCCCATCTACTGGCGGCCATTCAAGTAAATTCCTCGGGGTTTGATTCCTTCAAGAATTTGGTGGACAGGCAGATAGCAACCACAAAGTCTAGCAGGTTTGGGACTAAGGACATGCAGGAAGGTCAGAAAATATATCGAAGATTTCGTCATTGTTTTTACTCCAAAGATGCAATTGATTTGATTCATGCGGAGACTGAAGTTTCCTGGTTGGCAGAAACTGAAGTAAATGCATTGAACATGATATCCAGCGAATCTTTAGGCGAGCCAAGTACGCTGTTAGTGGATGCAGAATTCAAAACCCAGACGAAAGCCAAAGCACAACCGTCTTTTGCAGCCACTTTACCCTACGGCCAGTCCATATTAGCCAACAGCAAAGCTTTTAATGCATACTTCGCCAATGATCAACCTGGTTTATACCAAAATGCTCAGAGGTTATTGAGGTCCAATGCAATAATGGATTATGGCATGAGTGATGAGTCATTGAGTAGACGACTTCAGGTACTCGGTGTAGCCGAAGACATGAACGGTAGATTCAATGTGCAAGCGGACGTCAGTAAACAAGATTCATCTCATACTGCCGCTTATCTGTACGCTTTTCTTCTGGTTTGCAGGGATTGTGGTTTGTCTGAGGAAAA